TCTAACGCTACTATTTACTGCATCCTTAGCTAGTGCTTGAACGTTACGCACTGAGTCAAAGCCATCACCAGCAATGTCAAGTGTGACCTCGTTAAGTCTACGCAGTAGCTCATTTACTAGTGAAATGTAAGTAGCCATAGAGTTATCCTACTATTAGAAGTACTATAGGGCCAGCATGTAGCCAGCCCTACAGATTGTGTCACTTACTACGCAGCGTTGTATACTGCAGATACTAGTGCCTCTGGGCGTAGAATCTTGCGTCCATATAGGTGCATACCACGAACGATGTCTGCGAATGAATCAGGGTCACGGTAGTTCTCAACTTTGTTGATTTGCTCCGCTGAAGCTACTGCTTCTTCCTGACCTGCAACGATAACACCGTAGTTAGTTGACTGTGCAGATGTACCTGAAGTACCTGCGCCTGTACCTGCTGCTGGTAGGTTGTTTGAAACGTAAACACGGAAGCCGTGTAGGTTGTTCATAACCAAACCATTCATTAGGCCAGAGCCACCCCAGTCGGCTTGCAATAGACGTGAATCTTCGTCTTTTAGCATTTCGACAAATACAGGATCAACTACCATCCAACGTCCACGTGAGTCAACGTTTGCTGTATCCATCTGACGAGCCATACGAGCTACGACTGACAAAGGTGATACAGTTGTTGCTGACAACGCAGTTGCGCCTGGTAGACGTGGTGCTAGTGGGATAGAATCCCCTGCTGTAGCTGAACTTGAAATAGTCAAGCTAGAGAAGTCTGTAGCATCCAAGTGGTTAGCTGTTAGCCATTCACCTGTTAGGTTACCTGGTGTGTCGTGCTGTGCATCACCTGATGTAGTTGTGATTGCAGCACCTGCAGTTGTGTAACCTGATAGGTAAGACAATACGTCTGCGTCCATCGCGTCAGCCATTTTATATGCTGCACGATCAGCAGCTAGGCTAACGTAATCAACGTTTGCGAACTGATCTTCGATGTCATCCATTTTGAATGCGAAGTAGTTAGCTTTGTCGATTGTCAATGAGAAGTCTTCGTTTGCAAGCTTCTCTACAGAAATACCTGTGTGACGCTCTAGTGCGTTAACAGTTACATCTGGCTCTTTTTGGATGCGAACCACATCACCTTGGTTGGCGATCTCACCGAAGTAAGAGTTGTTTGTGATTGCGTTTGTGACAGCAGATTTACGTAGAGCAATCTGTGCCTGTTTGGAGTAGATAATTGGGGACCAGTTGGTACCTGTAAATCCACCCGATGCGGATGTAATAGCCATAGTTAAAATCTCCTTATAGATATGGCGTGATATTGGTACACTACATATCCACTAAAGAGGCCGTTCATAATAGGGTAGTCAGCTTAGCTCAATCAGATTGGCCTATCTTAGTAGAGCGCTGGGCCTATATGTCTGGGTAGTTCTTTGTGTGGCTAGTGCTAATTAAAGCATACACACTATTTGGGTGTATATACTATAGTTTTACTTATGTTAACAAGAATGTCAAGCATTACTTTGTTACATCATAAATAAATTTACCTGAGCGTTGTGCGTCTAGGATTTCTTTCTGACGCTTCTCATACTCTTTGATTGACATCTTAGCTACCTGAGATTCACTTAGATAGGTAGATGCATCGTCTTCTTGAATTTGTGTGCTACGTTTAGTACGTACTGAAGAGGCAGCACCTTTATCGCTAGATGTAGACTTAGAGGTACTCTTAATACCTTTATCTAATTTGTACATATCAATAACACGTGCTACAGATTGTACGTCTTCTGCGTTTTCATACAAAGCATCTTGATATACTTTAGGCTGTGACTCTGCCCATTCGTGGAAAGCGTCATCATTACGAATGTCTTCAAAGTCAGGATGCAGCTGTAGTAGTTCAGCTTCTGCACGTTGACGCTTAGCATCTATACGTAACTCTTCAATCTCTTTCAAACGCTTATCAATGTCAGATGCACGTTCTTCAGCTTTACGATCTGCAATAGCTTCTACGATACCAGCTACATCAGGATACTTCTTAGCCCAAGCTTCGATGTCTTTCTCTGTCTTAGGTAGTACAAGCTCATTCTTTGTAGCTTTATCCAGTTGGGACTGTAGTTGCTCAAACTTTACTTTCCACTCTTGTTCTTTCTCTTGAACGTGGCGGCGTAGGTCACCATAGCGCTTCTTGAAGTTCTTCTCTTCAGCTGTTAGCTCTGAGTTATCCTCTTCTTGTGCTTCGGCTTTAACTGGCTCTTTCGCTTCTTGTTCGCGTACACCCTCATCCTGAACTGAGGAGTTCTCAACTCTCTCGCTATCGGGTTCACTATCGGTGGCTTCTTCCTGCGTTTCATTGTCTTGCGAGGCTATCCCAGCCTGCTCCATTAGTTCCTTGAGTTCTTGCTCGTCACGCTGAATACGTGCTGCATTTCGTGAGTGTGCAGGTGAGTCCACCTTAATTTGCTCTTCTACTTCAGGCATTTGTTTCTCCTTATGTTGGGGCCAGCATTGCGCTGGGTAGCCTTATAGTTATATGGATAGTATTGTAGTGTTACTATTTCTTTTTCTTACTTGGGCGTTTGACCATACCACCTTGGTTGTAGAAATCAGCATCGTACTCAACTTGGTTATCAAACTGATCACTTCCAGGTGTATAGTCTGTATCGGCGTTTGCTGCTTGAGAGGTTTGTGTTGCTGACTCTACCTGTGCAGCAGTAGCGCCTGATGAGGTATCATTATTATTATTAGAAGGTGTAATAGCGGGGCTACCGCCATCACCGTCATCGCTACCACTTGAGCGACGAGCGCCACCAAATGAATCACGTAATCCAGGGTTACCTTCTGCAATACCTGCTTCACCGTCGAAGCCTAACAGATCACCTAACCAAGTATCACCAAAGCTTCGCTTACCATCACCATCAAGGTCTTTTAGGTTCTCAAATAAGCTTGACTCTCCACCGAAGATAGAGCCTTTCTTCTCTAGCCCTTCATCATTTACACCTTCTGCATTCATACGATCAACGATGTCGTTATATTTAGCTACCATACTTGTATTGATTAGGGCGGTCACAGGCATTCCTATAGTTGAAGCAACAGCTGTGGCAATAGTAGACATAGCACCTAGACCTTTAGCTGTCTTAGCTAATTCTTCTTTTGGTATTGCGTTAACATCTAGCTCTGGTGTTCTAGCTCCTCTTGAGCCTCCACCACCGCCGCCACCGCCGACTTGTTTACCTACAGTTGTTTCTGTAGTAGTTTTTACAGGGGTAGTAGTGTAACCTTGTTCAAGTAGCTCATCATAACGTGCAGATTGAGCTGGTAACGTAAGAGTTTCAACTTCACCTGCAGGACCATACATAATTACAGTCTTAATATCAGGTTGTAGTACTTGTTGTGTCAGATACCCTGGGGCAAACATAGAGCCTTGAGTAGCACCGAATTGTGGTGTATATGGATCAATATCATCGTCTACTGCTGTGTCAGGGTTTGCTGTACCTGTGCTAACATCCGTACCAGGAGCAGCGTATAGAACCTGTCCGCCTCTGTTATACTGACCCGTATTACCCATAGCTACAGGAGCAGGCTGTTGATACATCTGTTGTTGTTGCAGATACGGGTTAGTGCTTTGTGTAGGTTGAGGAACCATACCGCCCACAGCCATACCCTGTATCTGCTCCAATGCGGCTAACTCTTCAGGGGTTAGTTCGCCACCAGTTTGGTTATCAATAGTTTGCGCTACAGGCTCACCACCAATACGTCCATTCGCTTCCATCTCCATCAAGCCACGCTTGGCTTCACTACGTAGGTCTTCAAAAAATTTAACACCATAGAAACGCACTACGTCAGCAGGTACAACATATTCACCTTCACTTAGTTGCGCTGGGACATCATCACGTACTTCTTCAGCCATAGAGCCAGGAGGAACTTCGTTACCGCTTACAGGGTCCATAGTAGTCCCATCATCAGTAAGACCACCTTCCTCCATCATAAAGGCCATCTGCATTTGCTTAGCTGTGTCCATTAACTTCTTCCCTCATAAGTTTTAATCTACGTAGTGCAGCTATCTCGCCTTGTATGCGATACATTGCCTCTGCGTCATTACTTTGCTCTATACGGACGTGCGCTGCGCTGATCTTACTATCTAGGTATTCTACGTAAGCATCCCATAGAGGCTTGTCATTTGTGATTTTCTTTAGTGCGCCTAAGCTCATTTAGTTGGTCTCTCTACTAATCCACCTTTGTTGAAGCGTAGTTTAAT